GCGAGCTGTAAACCGATTAAATTTTGTTTATAGTGTGTGAGTCATGGACACGGACAGATATTTGTCCGTTATAATATTCTTTTGATTCTAGTACTTTGCGGTCGAATTGTTCACGGGCCTCAATGTACGATGTTTCTGCTTTGCTTTTACAATAATGTAATATTTCTCTTGTGAAGTTTTCTTTGCCGTGTAACTCAACATCTTTGTTAAGTTCTATGTTTGAGCCATAATATTCTTGCCAGTCGCTGTCTATTTTGCTTCTGATCTTCTTTTTCTTCTTGGTGCCGTTCTTCAACTTTACAGTCTTGTAGGTCGTTTTACTAAATTTTGCTAACTTTTTACCAATATACATCCTGCCTGTTAGATTACATGAAATAAGATAAACAAATCCCACGCAATCTTCGGGCAATTCTGTAATTATAGAACCTTTATGGTACCATGTCATTATTCTTTCCAACTAGCAACATGCTGACTTGGACTAAAACTTTGTATGGTCATGCCTACTTTGTCAAACATAAGTTCTAAACTTCGTTGAGAATGCATACATACATGTCCATTTCTAGGAGCAAGATACCAATAATATGCTCCTTGCTCTCCTATAATATCATTAACTAATGTACTGAATACAATTTGTCCTGACTGAGGATTAACAAACTCTAATAGTTCGGTCATTGTTTCCCAAGGAGTGGGAGTATGTTCTAATACTTCAAATGCTGTTACAACATCAAACTTTTTTGTTTTATCAAACGTTGGTTCGGTTTGCCACATAGTATCCCAACCTACTGCATTGTACCCAGAATTTCTAAGTTCTTTACTGAATAGGTCGTTACCTGCACCATAATCTAGAACTGAAATTGTTTTATCGCCTGCAAGCATTGGACTAAACCAATTGATACATTTTTTAGGTCTATCACCCGCATATTCTGGATCTACTTTAATGTATTCGTCATTATAAACATTTGAAATGAAATCATCTTTAGTCCAATGATCTAAGTCAATTGTAAAAATAAACCTGCAATCGTCACATTGATGATAATAGATAGGATGTCCTATCCAATCAAATATTAAGATTTGTTTTTCTTCTTCACATGTTTTATTAAAATCACAAACACCTAAAATAGAAGTAGATCCGTTACAAACTTTGCAACGTAGCCCTACATATCTATCGTTTACTGTGAGATTCATTTAAGCAACCTTGGCTTCTTTACGAGCATTCTTTTCAGCAGTAATTTCATTACGGCGTGCCTTGACTAATTTACCAACTTCGCCCAATGCCTTACGTGCTCTTGTACCTGCGGAAGCATTACCGGCTGTAAATTTTGCATCTTCTTTTAAGAAATCTTCAAATTGTGCTTTTAGTTGTTCTATTGTATTGTTCATATTATCTTTCCTTTTTTGGTCTACCCCGTTTAGGGGGATTTAATTTTCTATATTCCGCATCTTTCTGCTTTTGCAGTAATTTTGCTCTCTTGTTAGCCTTAGCTTCCTTACTTGCGCGGACTGCCGAACCCCATAGTTCTTTTTCCGCGTCCCTTATTTTTCTTAGAATTTTTCTAAGAAAAAATCCAGTTTCGTTACTTGGTTGTTTGCTAAATCTAACATTACAATTATGCAATTCTGCAAGTAACGAAATAAATTTATTATACAACTCTCTATATTGCTCTAACTCAGTCATTTATCCCTATGCCTCAACATAGTCCACATCGTTTGAGTAACTGGTAAAACCATTCTCTTTTGTTACTCTTAAGACATTATTAACTCTTCCGATAAGTTCATCTTTATGTGATATTAAGTATATATTCTTATTTCTCTCTCTGGCCATTTTTTTCAATACTCCAATGCCCGCCTCTACACCAGCAGCATCCATTCCGGCATCAATTAGCTCATCAATAAAGAGTAGATTTATACTTTGATATAAGTTTTCCCAAACATCTCGAAATGCAAAGCTCATGCTCAATATTAATCTATTACGTTCACCTCGACTTAAATTATCAAAATCTAAATCTTGTCCTAGCTGTGTAATCTCCACAGTTAAATCATTTTGAAAAACAACTTGATGAGGTAATCCTAATCTATCAATATAATATCCTAATCGTTTATTCAAATAAGTTAAATTTTGATCAATTATTTTTTTACGAATAAATGAATCTTTATTTGTTAACAATTTTAATAAAAATTCTTGATGATCTTTAAGTTTAACAAGAGAATTTATTGTGTCCCAAGAAATATCTTGTAGTGCAGTCTTACGTAATTCGTCAATTTGTTCTTGATAAGGATTAGGTTCGTCTGCTCTTGTAGTCAAACTTTTTTCAAGTCCATCTAAATTGTTCTTATGTCCTAATGCTTCTGCTTCTGTATCGTAGAATGTATTAGGTCTGCGAGGCATATCACTATCACCTATTTCATCTGTAATTTTTTCTAAGTCTTGCGATACTTTATCAAAATATTTCTTTGACTCAGTTAGATGTGTTGTAGCATTATTAGTCATTTCTTCATGTTTATGATCATGAAGTTCTTGTTCGCAAGCATGACATGTTTTGTTTTCTAGACTTTTTAATTCTTGTTCATACTTCTTAACAGTTTTTTCAGCTTGTCCAAGGGCAGCATCTAATGTTGCCTTTTGTTTATTCAACCCTTGTATTTTAGTATTATGATCGTTCCATAGTTTAAGTTCTGTATGTGCTGCCAATTCTGCTTCAATATCTACAGTTTCTAATCGCATCATAGCTCGTCCGATATTTTCAATATCAGAATCTTTTTTGTTATCCCACGCTTTGCTTTTAAGTATTAAACTATCAATGCTTTTCTGTACATTTTCGTTGGCTGCTTTGATACTTTCTATTTTAAATGTCTCAGTTTGGACGTTATCTTTATTAATTTTAACTTCAGCTTTTAGTACTTCGGCTTTTTCACTCAGTATAGTAATACCTAGTAGTTGTTCGATTACTTCTCGTTGATCTGCGGCCTTCATACTTAGAAATGGTTCTGTATAGGTGTTTAACGCAACTAAATGCTTAAACATAGTGTGACTCATTTCTAAAACATCATCAATATATTTTTGTGTTTCTCTGCTATCGCCTTGACTTTCATCATCTTCATTTGACGATTTTTTCTCGTTATCATTGACAAACAGTTGCATTACATTAGGTTTACGACCTCGTTCAATCCTATATAAAGTTCCATCTTTTTCAAACTCAACGGTAACAAGCATGGCCTTACCGTTAGTTTTATTAATTAGATTTTCTTTTTTAATATTGGTCAACGCTTGTCCGTAAAGTGCATATGATATTGCATTTACTATAGTAGTTTTGCCAGTTCCGTTCCTGCTACCGCTATCATCACCGCCTAGATCTAAGTTAACACCTAATACCAATGTAAGTGGTTGCTTGTCAAATTCAACTGCCTGAGTTTGATTTCCTACTGATAAGAAGTTTTTTACTGTAATATTTTTAATGTGAATCATAGGCTATTATAAATTTCTAACAATACTGTTGAATCAATACTATCTGATGTAATGCTTAGTAATTGTTCAGAAACAATTTGATCTACACTTTCAAATGAAGCATCGAGATTATCTGTAGAATTATTTTCTATATTACTTTTTTCTTGTATTAACGTAATATCACGAATGTCGTGTTCTTTTATATACGTTTCTTTAATGAAATTTGCTTCTTCATATGTAATATCAATGTCTAAATTAACACGAAGATACATCTTCGATTTCATTATGTCGTCTTTTTCGTCAATTAATCTACTTAAAGTAATAGTTCTATACTTGGGAGCATCGTCCCAATTAATAAATTCTGGAGAACCGCCCCATTCTAATAGCATCATTCCCCGGTCATCATCCCATGCATCGGCATAATTGTGAGGAAACGGATTACCTATATAAACAATCTTATCTCGTTGTTGACGTTTATGGAAATGTCCGCTGAACACATAGTCTTGATGTTTAAAGTGACTAGATTGTAGTTCACCGTGATCGGGCATCTGTACCATTGCATTCATAAAAAACAAAGGTAGTTCGAAATGACCAAACATATATTTGCTTTTAATTTGACTAATAGTTTTCCATTCGTCACCTACTAACCAAGGCACAAGAGTAACATCACCCCGGGTTGTAACACTATCTACAATAGTAACGCCTGGAACGTGCCTACCAAAAGCACTCGAGTGAATGTCACGCTTGTCCTTATAGAACAGATCATGATTTCCCGGAAACCAGTAGAACTGTTCAAATGCTGCGCCTAGTTTTTCTAAACATCGCAAACTAGAATCTAAGGTAATTAAATTAATAGAATTTCTATTATGATGCCAATCTCCTAAGAAAATACCAGTTTCAGCACCAGCAGCTTTTGCGTTAGCAATAAACCAATCTACAAAATCTTCACAATCTTGATTATGGGTTGACGAATTAGATTTTAGACCAAAATGTATATCGGTAAAACATGCTACTTTTTTAAATAATGACATCAACAGACTCTCCTAGATACAGTATAGCAAATATGTATCATGGAGGTCAAGTATCTTCTTCATCTTCGATGCTAGTTTCTTCACTTTTTGGCATTCTTATATTTTTATACAATTCAGCCTGTCTTGCATTTTCTTCAGCAAACAATGCAGCAGATTGACGAGTTAAGCTAGGAGTTAGTCCTGCAATTTCTAATAAATCGTCACGGATATTTTGACTTTTCTTTTCTAAATTTAATACTCTAGTAAAGCTGTTGGTTACTGCTGCGGTATAATATGCAAATGGATTTTCTGATTTAGATTCATCAAACTGAAGACCGATTTGACTTAATTGCAAAACTGCTTGTCCCCGCATTTCTTCTACATATGTATATCCTCTCCAGTTGCTACGTTGAGCATATCTCTCTGATAATTTAATATACATCTTTCCTAGATTTTCTGTAATCCTGCCGTGATCTTTGCTAAACACACCAGTATCTAATGGGCCTTTCCAGTGGCTTTTTGCAATACAAATTAGTTCATCTTGATCATTAAATTTCCAATGTTGAAAAGGAGGAAAATTTACTTTTTCGTGATTATCTGCTGTACTTTTAACAGTTTTCTTTCTACCCGGAGCCAGGGGAATGTGATCGAATGTCATAATTCTTATGACAATATCAGTTTTAAGAATAGTTTTATAGTCGGGTGTGCATTCTAATAGTTTTATTTTTTTATCACCTGATAGTCTAGCGGCAATAAATGCTTCTAAACCTTTTCTTTTTGCTCTAGCACGTTTAGCATCTGCTATTGTTCTGATATTAATTTTATCTAAATTGCTTAATATAATGTCATGTTGTTTATAGTCCGGGCTAACAAAGCTGCTAAATGAACATTTACTTTTATGTATTTCTGCTAATAGATCTCTATTATTGAGATATTTTACTTTACGTCCGGTGGACAATGATGTTGTTGTAGTTGTGGTCATTCTTAGCGAGACCTCCTTTTTATCTAGTTTAGATTATTTGAGAAGAAAAGTCAACCGATTAGTTAACTACCTACATTATTTATTGGGTAAATATGCTATTAAGGAATTAATGAACTATGGCAAATTTAACTCGTTTTCTACTCGACACAGCTTCTAAAATTGATGAAAAAACTGGAGTAACTCGACTATTTAATAGCACATTGGGTTTATCTCAAAAAGAGAGATTAGGGCGACAAAAAACTACTCCCGGTGATGTTAGTCCGTCATTCACTGTTAATATGAATGACAAACAAGATTTTAGAGTAAAACTAATATTACCAAAAAGTCATAAACTTGGTGATCAATTTGGTCCTTTTTTTCTTAAGGATATTGTATTTCCTTATACTCCTACAATATCTCAAGATTTTTCAGCAAGTTATACAACAGTTAATCCAACACATTCTAATTATTCGTTTAATTTTTACAAAGGTAGTACACCCGGACCAATAACAATTTCTGGAAAATTTACAGTTCAAAATGATCCCGAAGCACGAATTTGGTTAGCCACTGTTCATTTACTTAGATCGTTAATGAAAATGAGATTTGGACAAGATACTAATGCAGGCGCCCCACCTCCTATATGCAGATTTAATGCATACGGAAATCATCAATATAGTAATGTTCCGGTAGTTATACAATCTTTTAAAATGGAATTACCCTCTGATGTTGATTATTATTCGACAAAAGTATTGCCTAGCGACTTTCCTAGAACTCCCGGACAGGTAGAATATGCAGAATATAATATGGTTCCGACAGTTTCTACTATATCTATAATATTATTACCAACTTATAGTAGACGAGAATTATTGGCACAGGCACAAGTTACTAACTATCTAAACGGATCTGCTAAACCACAAGGATATCTATAATGTCTTTTTACGCTTCAACAAGTCCATACGCATATACTACTGTTATGGACAATTATCTTGAAACTTTACAACTTAGACAAATTCCATACTTGGCAAATGATGTTGAATATGAAATATTACCACAACACACTAATAGACCAGATTTATTAGCATACGATTTGTATGGTGATTCTAGACTATGGTGGGTATTTGCTGTTCGTAATAAAGATATAATCAAAGATCCTGTATATGATTTATATGCAGGACAACGTATTAAGCTACCACAACTTAATACATTAAAAGCAATAGGATTATAGTATGTCTTTTTGGGATGACTTAAAAAGAAATTCAAACGGAGTACCAGCCGCCTGGGTCTGGCCCCAATGGGCTGGTGAAGAAAAAGTTCGTGCTGACAATGCGCGGGCAAATGAAACAGCACGGTTAAAAAGACTTAATACCAAACTGTACACGGCATTAGATGAGCAAGATTTTCAAGCAGCTCGTGCAAAAGAAGCTACTGCCGCCCGTGCCGCGGTTGAATCTAGTTCTGTTACTCCTGCAAAACAGGGAGTAACCGTTGAGAAAAAAACTGTTATTCAAGGAAAATCCAATCCAAGTGTTTCAGTACCTGCCCCGGTATCCCCGGTATCCTCGGTATCCCCGGTATTCCCCCCGTTGTCTCGAGCGTCTGCTCCGGCACCCGCCCCGGCACCCGCCTCAGCACCCGCTCCAGTATCTCCTCAAAGTATAAAATCTAATACAGCTGGTGCTTCTGCTACTCCGGAAATAAATCCTTTACATCAGTTTAGGAGTTTTAATTATCTTTTTACATTATCTGCAATACCACATACTGCTGTGCAATTAGCTGCCGACAATCCTAAACTTATGTGGACATATACCGAAGATTTTGCTATAATTAAATCAGCCGGAAAGAGCGCGGCGGGAATTTCTTCTTCTTCTTTTGAAGAAACAGACTATATAAAATCATTTAATGAAAGTAATCCCGGTAAATTTGATATGTTTATTAATAACGTAGAGATAGATACTATAATGGGATTTAGTAAAAACACAAATTTAGCAATGGGTACAAAAATAAGATTTGATGTAGTTGAACCGTACTCATTTGATGGATTTAGAGAGGCATTATATTTTACAGCTAAGGCAGCGGGCAATGTGTCTTATCTGTCAGCACCATTTATTTTAAAAATTGAATTCAAAGGCTATGTAGATGATAGGGACGGAGAAAACGTTTTTAACGGCCAAGCAGTTAACATACCTTATACTACTAGATATTTTATAATTAAATTTACAAAAATGGAAATATCAACAAATGAAAATGGAACAACGTATAAATGTACTGCAATACCGTTAAGTGAATTAGCCTACGGCGATCACAATAATACTAAAGATACTATAAAAGTTAACGGTGCAAATGTTGGAGAAGTGCTCACAAATCTTGGAAAGACACTTACTAAGGCTGCTGAAAAAGCATGGAAGAAAGAAAAATCGCCAAACAGTAAAAGTGATGACTCACTTGGAAATCATGATACATATACAATTGTAGCACCTTCACCCCCTAACAATGGTCAAGGACCATATAACTATTCTTCTAACAATAAAGAAATATTTGATAAAAAAATAATAGATGATCTAGAGGGCCCTGCGGTTTATGCATTTCCAAAACCCGGTCCCAATGTACCAAATGCTTATACAACCCAGTTTATTGGAGATGAGTGTCCTTCGGGATTTGTTAATACACCTAATCTTAAATTAGATAGATCAAAAGTCACACTACAATTTCCAACCAATTCTAAAATAGTTGATTTAATATCATCAATACTTAGAGATAGTAATTATGGAAAAGATATATTAAAAAAGAAAACTGAAGCTATAAACGATCAAACAGTTCCGTATGCACATGTAGCGGTTGAAACAGTTCCAAAAGCATGGAATGCTACACGGAATGATTATACCTATGATTACAAATATACAATATTACCATATGATATGCACCATTCTAGGATTCCATTATTCCAAGGTTACGGTAATATATCTGATTATAATGCATTAAGAGGACATACAAAACGCCAATACAAATATTTGTATATGGGACAAAATGTTGATATTCGATCTTTTAATATTCAATTCAACCATTTATTTTATCAAGGATATCCAAGAGCAAATAGTAATCCAACTCCTAACGGTGCTTCTTTAAAAAATTGGGGACAAATTCAATCAAATGGAGATTCCTTCATTGGTATACAACCATACCCCGGATCTAGCCTTAAGGGAGGAACTATACCATTGCCTGCCAAAATATCAGATCCGACTTTATCATCTGGATTGGCCAAAGGAGAAAATACAAGTCTTTCTAATTTAACATATAATGCATTAGTAAAGTCCATGCATGATGCTGTCATAACTAATACTGATATGATCACATGTGAGATAGAAATTTTAGGAGATCCGTATTTTTTAGTCACCGGCGGTATTGGCGGAGGCAGACCGAACTTAGACGATAAAGCAATTACTAAAAATGGTGAGGCTCCTTATCAAGTAAAAGATGTTCATATTCTTTTAGAATTTCAAAATCCTAAAGATGTTGATAGTTCTTCAGGAAATACTTCAATAGAATGGAGCGGAGTTTATAGAGTTCAAAAAGTAACAAGTAAATTTTCAGATGGGTTATTCACTCAGCGATTAAAAACAGTTAGAATACCGGGGCAGTGGACATCTAATGCAAGTCCTGAAAACGCACGTAAATTCAATGCCCCACCTGCAGTTGCAACTACGCAAATAACCGAAGATACATTTATAGATGAAAGACCTCCAGTAGAGGAATAATATGGCAGAAATACAAAGATCGGCATTTACTTTGCCCACTCCGGGCCCTTACATTGCTAGAATAACTAATCATTTAGATCCGACATTAGGTGGCGGAGTTGAAGCAGTTTTAGAACAAGGTACAGTTAACGACCCTTCACTACAAACCCATACATTTGTTTTAAAATATCTAAGTCCTTTTTACGGAGTTACTACTTCTGAATTTGAAGGTAATGATTTTAGACAATACGGCCATGTTCAAAAATCTTATGGCATGTGGTTAGTTCCCCCCGACATTGGTAGTAGAGTACTTTGCTTATTTGTTAATGGAAAATCTAATCAAGGATTTTGGATAGGATGCATTCAGGAAACTTTTCAAAATCACATGATACCCGGTATTGCAGCAAGTTCGAATGTTGCATGGAGCGGCGGAGATGAAGCATTAAAATATGATGTTCCTATAGTACCTGTTGCAGAATTTCTTACAAAGAAAGTTAGAGATGCTAAAGGCAATGTAATATATGATCCGTCAGTGAATCCAAATGAAAATAAAAAACCTGTACATCCCTTTGCAGAAGCATTGCGCCACCAGGGATTGTTAGTGGATAGTGTTCGGGGGGTAACCAGCAGTAGTGCAAGAAGAGAAACTCCTAGTAGAGTGTTTGGCATCAGTACTCCGGGCCCGGTAGACGGATTAGAGTCTAGGAGTCCACTTAAAAAAATTGGTTACAAAGACGAAAATGGACAAGGCGAGTTTTCAGTTGCTAGTAGTCGACTAAGTGGACATTCTTTTGTCATGGATGACGGATGCAAAGATAGAGGTAATAGATTAATAAGATTGAGATCTGGACAAGGTCATCAAATTTTATTAAGCGACACTGATCAAGTTCTTTACATTGCTAATGCTGACGGAACAGCATGGCTAGAATTTACCGAAAGTGGAAAAATAGACATCTATGCACAAGACAGTATCAGTATGCATACTGAAACAGATTTTAATTTTAGAGCCGACAGAGATATTAATTTTGAAGCCGGCCGTAATGTGCATGTTAGATCAATCAATGATACAATTATTAATTCAGAAAACGAATATAATTTAAGAGTTATGGGGCAGACTAGAATATTTGCTCTAGATAAGTGGGACACATATGTTCTAGGTGATTATAATTTAAGTACTGAAGGATCTCAAAATTTATATGCTTTAGAAAAACTTAATGTAACAGCATCTGGAGATATTACTTTATTGTCAGCATCTAAAATATTAACTACAAAAATGTATGCAGGCAAAGCAGAAAATGTTGCCGATGCTGCAAAAGACGCTGCTGAAGCTCAAGAATTTATAAAGAAATATGCTCCTTGCACCAAATCTGAAGAAAAAGGCGGGGTATGGAAAGATAGATATCAGGTTAAAAATTTAGAAACATTCCTACAAAGTGTTCCTATGCATGAGCCCTGGATACTTCACGAAAATCAAGGTAATAGTCTACTAAAACCTATTCCACGAACTCCCTTTATGACAGATGTATGGAATAAAAACGGAACAAATTCAACGGACAAGTACGTTATATATGATCCACCGCGCCAGCCTTCTCCAGTAAAACCACCTACGCCTGTTAGTACTGCGCCAGTGGCTCCGCCTGCTCAAAATAACAAACCAGTTATAATTGGTGGTGGAGGTACAACACCTGCTCCGGCACCTACTCCAACACCTGCTCCGGCACCTGCTCCGGCCCCTGCTCCGGCACCTACTCCAACACCTGCTCCGGCCCCTGCTACTCCTACAACCGGTCGTTCTCCGTATAGTAATGATATAGCCGATGTTAATGCTAGTCTTGCACTCATTGAAAGATTAAAAGCAGCTTACAGAAAAGAATTTAAAGTAGACCTTCTGGTTAATAGTGGTCCTCGAACTCGAGACGACCAACAACGCTTATATGATCTACGCGGTACTGCTGGCATATACACTCCAGTAAATCCTGCAAATCATCCAGGGATTGCATATTTTCATATGTATTGCGTAGATGTTTCTATAC